GCCAAATAATTTCTATATAGATTCTATGGAACTAAAAGAAAAGATAAAAGTTAAGAAGAAGAAAACGAAGAATGCTGTAAAGAAAGATTCTTCTGATAAAAGTTTTGATGTAGTTTAACGGATACTATGAAATTAGCTGTATACGGAACTCTTAGAAATGGAAATGAAAACATTGGTAGAGTAAAGAATACTTCTCTTGTATATCCTGGACATCAAAAATTTCCTGCTATGATACAAGATTACGAAGGAAGTGGTACGGTTGTGGAGCTTCATGACGTTACAAGTGAAGACCTAGCTCAATATGATTTGTATGAAGGGATTGCAATGGGTCTATACGAGAGAGTCAAGGTTAACGTTGAATTAGATTCTGGTAAAAAAGAAAAAGCATGGGTCTATGTTGCTGGCCCAAGGCTTCTTAAAATGGTAAATGTATTTGAAGAAATACCTAATGGAGACTGGTACAATAGAAAAGTTTAATATAATACCAAATGATTTAGACGAAAAAGAAAGAGTCTTAAATATGGTATCAAAAGATTTGGTAGCATTTGGACAACTGTTTCTTCCTGATGACTTTATGAAGTCAAAGCCAGCTCCATTTCATCACGAAGTTGGGGAACTTTTTCTTGACAATGCGATTAGAAGGCTTTGTCTTGTATTGCCTCGCGGTCACACTAAGTCTACTATGGCGAAGGCTGCGCTTTTGCATAGAATATGTTTTAACCCAAAAGGTAAGAACGAATTTGCTGCTTGGGTATCCGAGGAACAAGGCCAGGCTGTAGACCACCTTAAGTATATTAAAAGCCATATAGAATTTAATCCAGCTTTAAATTATTATTTTGGAGATATGGCTGGAACTAAATGGACTGAAAAAGAAATCACTACATCTAAGGGTGATAGAATTATAGCCAAAGGTACTAGCCAAAGGCTTCGTGGTAGATCAGAGCTTGGACTTAGATATACAAAAATTATTCTTGATGACTTTGAGTCGGAGTTAAATACAAAGACTCCAGAAAGACGCAAGGAGATTAAGGAATGGCTTATGTCAACCGTATATCCTGCGCTTGAAGAATCTAAGGGTAACGAAGGTTCTATTTGGTTAATTGGAACTATTGTTCATTATGACTCAGCGTTGCAAGGTATATACGATGGATACTTAGAAGCTAAAGAAAATAAAGAAGAATATACTTGGGAAATGGTATTTCATAGAGTAATAGAGAATGATATTCCCTTATGGCCATCTTATTTTCCAAAAGATAAGATAGCAAAAATAAGAAAAGATTATGAATATGTAGGGCAGTTGCATAAGTTTGCACAAGAATACATGAATGATGCTCGTGATCTTGAGAGTGCTAAGTTTAAAATAGATAAGATAAATTATTTTGATGGACAATTTAAAGCAAAAAACAATCAAGCATATATTCTTACCAAAGAAGACGCAATTCCAGTTAATGTTTATATGGGTGTTGATTTGGCTTACGAGTCTTCCGCCAAACATGATTACCAGGTTATTGTTGTTGCTGGTATTGATAGCGATAAAAATATCTATGTAATAGATATTTTCCGTGAACACATTCCTTTGTATGATATGCCAAGAAAGATATTTCAATACGCAAAAGAATATCAACCTATGAGAAGAGCAAACGTAGAACACGTTGGGGCGCAAGGAATTATACGCGATGCTGTTAATGAGCTTTCTGGTAAAGACAGGAAGATGGCTCCAGGAATAGCTAGGGGAGTTAGACCTCCTAGTGGAATTAAAAAAGAAGATAGACTTGAATCATTACTTTGTCCTATGGTGAACAGAGGTAAGTTGTTTATAAAAAAACAACATAGCGACCTGGTTGATGAAATGTTTCATTTTCCAAAAGCAAAGAATGATGACTTGCTAGATGGTCTTTGGTATTCTATCGTTAACGCAAGAGCGCCATTAAGTAATAAGTTTGATGCTGAAAATTTCGAAGAGACGGTTGAAGAGAAGAGAGAATTCTTAGGAAAGAAGATTGTAAGAAGCTGGATTACTGGACAAAGAGTTTAAAAAAAAAATAAAAAACACTTGACAAAGCAGTACTTAACACTTATATTATATATATAAGTTAACTTTATACATTTGGGGGATTTGACATCGCTACCGAAAATGATATTGCGCAAGCAGACGAAGCGCAAAAGAATAGAGACCTATGGAGGAGATGGCGTGATGCTAGGGCAGACTGGGATGAAGAGGCACGCGACGCTATTGATTTCGCATTAGGCAATCATTATACCCAAGAAGAATCTGACGCTTTAAGCGCCGTTGGGCAAGGTGATTTTGTTATTGACAGAGTTTATGCTGCTGTTGATAAACTAAAATCTTTACTTACCTCAAGGAATCCAAAGTTCTCCGCTATAGGCAGAGAAGATTCGGATAACAAGCTAGCTCAAGTTTGGAAAACAATACTTGAGTATTGCTGGGATGTGTCTGACGGTGACATGGAGTTCAAACAAGCTGTTCATGACTATGCTATAACTGGTCTTGGATATTTTTATGTATACGTTGACCCAGAGGCAGATTTTGGGCGTGGCGATGTCAAGTACACCCACGTTAACCCGTTTAGAGTTTATGTAGACCCAGCTTCAAGAAATAGATACTTTAGTGACGCTTCAGCTATTTTGCTTTCTACAATACTTACTAAAGAACAAGTAATGTCTTTATATCCTCAAATGGAGGAATATATAGACGATGTAGAAACAACTGTAGACGAAGAAGATTATCCTACCTCATCAAAAAAGAATTCATCTGAATCATTTACTCCAGACGTAATAAAAGATAAAGATCGTGCTGGCTATGAAAGATACAGAATATTAGAAAGATTTGAAAAAGTAAAGGTTCCATATTATAGACTTTTTAACAAACAAAGTGGTGAAGAAAAAGTTGTTGATATGGAAACATTTCAGCAGATAACAAATGAAAATTCTCATTTAATAGAATCTGGTTTAATTGAAGCTGTTGAAATTATGCAAACACGTATTAAGTCTGTTGCAACTATGGGGCAATTTTTATTATACGAACAAGTACTTAATACAGATATATATCCTATCATACCAGTTCCAAATATATGGACTAATACTCCATATCCAAAATCAGATGTAACTAAAGTTAAAGACTCGCAAAGGCTTATCAACAAGCTTTTTTCTTTAACTCTAAGTCATGCACAGGCATCAGCTGGGCTTAAGCTTTTAGTCCCAGAAGGAAGCGTGGATGATGTTGGTCAATTAGAAAGAGATTGGGCTAATCCAAATGCTGTTTTAGAATATAATCCAGAATTTGGCGAACCTCATTTTCCAGCACCACAGCCTTTGGCTAATGAATTTTATCATTTGATAGATAGGGTAGAACATTATATAGATTTAAATTTTGGAATCCCAGAGTTGATGCAAGGTTTTAAAGAAAAAGCTCCTGATACTGTTAGGGGAACAGCTATGCTTTCCGAGATGGGTGAAAGTCGTGGTCGCTCTAAATTAAAAGATATAGAGGGAAGCTTAAATCAACTTGGAAGATGTATGTATAATTATGCAAAAGGACATTATACATTCCAAAAAACTTTTAGAATCGTACAACCTAATAACGATCTTACTGAATTTACAGTAAACAATAGGATGTATGATGATAAATCCAATGAACTTATGCAGATAGAAAATGATATATCATTAGGTCAGC